GAGAGTCGTGTAAAATATCGAGTTCGCACATCTTGTTGTCTGATTATTGATTTTTCGCGAAACCATTTGATCATATGACAAGATGTGTATCCACCTTAACTTAATGATTTTTACCAAAATCATTAGGGGATTCATCAGGGCGCTGCATGTGCTTTCAATATTTCCCCGCTTTACTGGAAAAAATACCGTAAAGGGCAGATGACCACGAGGCAGGCATATTCTGCCATTGCCCGCCTGTTTAACGATGAGTGGTGGACTCATCAGCTTAAAGGCCAGCGTATGCGCTGGCATGAAGCGTTACTGATAGCTGTCGGGGAGGTCAATAAAGACCGTTCTCCTTATGCCAGTAAACATGCCATTCGTGATGTGCGTGCGCGCCGCCAGGCAAATCTGGAATTTCTTAAATCGTGTGACCTTGAAAACAGGGAAACCGGCGAGCGCATCGACCTTATCAGTAAGGTGATGGGCAGTATTTCTAATCCTGAAATTCGCCGGATGGAGCTGATGAACACCATTGCCGGTATTGAGCGTTACGCCGCTGCAGAGGGTGATGTGGGGATGTTTATCACGCTGACCGCGCCGTCAAAGTATCACCCGACACGTCAGGTCGGAAAAGGCGAAAGTAAAACCGTGCAGCTTAATCACGGCTGGAACGATGAGGCATTTAATCCAAAGGATGCGCAGCGTTATCTCTGCCGTATCTGGAGCCTGATGCGCACGGCATTCAAGGATAATGATTTACAGGTCTACGGTTTGCGTGTCGTCGAGCCACACCACGACGGAACGCCGCACTGGCATATGATGCTTTTTTGTAATCCACGCCAGCGTAACCAGATTATTGAAATCATGCGTCGCTACGCGCTCAAAGAGGATGGAGACGAAAGAGGAGCCGCGCGAAACCGTTTTCAGGCAAAACACCTTAACCGGGGCGGTGCTGCGGGATATATCGCGAAATACATCTCAAAAAACATCGACGGCTATGCACTGGATGGTCAGCTCGATAACGATACCGGTAAGCCGCTTAAAGATACTGCCGCGGCTGTTACCGCATGGGCGTCAACGTGGCGCATTCCGCAATTTAAAACGGTTGGCCTGCCGACAATGGGGGCTTACCGTGAGCTACGCAAATTGCCTCGCGGCGTCAGCATTGCTGATGAGTTTGACGAACGCGTCGAGGCTGCACGCGCCGCCGCAGACAGTGGTGATTTTGCGTTGTATATCAGCGCGCAGGGCGGGGCAAATGTCCCGCGCGATTGTCAGACTGTCAGGGTCGCCCGTAGCCCGTCGGATGACGTTAACGAGTACGAGGAAGAAGTCGAGAGAGTGGTCGGCATTTACGCGCCGCATCTCGGCGCGCGTCATATTCATATCACCAGAACGACGGACTGGCGCATTGTGCCGAAAGTTCCGGTCGTTGAGCCTTTGACTTTAAAAAGCGGCATCGCCGCGCCTCGGAGTCCTGTCAATAACTGTGGAAAGCTCACCGGTGGTGATACTTCGTTACCGGCTCCCACGCCTTCTGAGCACGCCGCAGCAGTGCTTAATCTGGTTGATGACGGTGTTATCGAATGGAATGACCCGGAGGTCGTGAGGGCGCTCAGAGGTGCATTAAAACACGAACTGAGAACACCAAATCGTCAGCAGAGAAACGGAAGCCCGTTAAAACCACATGAAATAGCGCCATCGGCCAGACTGACCCGGTCGGAACGAACGCAAATTACCCGTATCCGCGTTGACCTTGCTCAGAACGGTATCAGGCCGCAGCGATGGGAGCTTGAGGCGCTGGCGCGTGGCGCGACCGTAAATTATGACGGGAAAAAATTCACGTATCCGGTCGCTGATGAGTGGCCGGGATTCTCAACAGTAATGGAGTGGACATAATGGCAAAAATTCACGAGGTAAAGCTGCACGCAAAATATTTCGACCTTGTGCTGGAAGGAAAGAAACGTGCAGAGTTCCGGAAAAATGACCGTAATTATGAGCGCGGGGACACGTTGATTTTGTATGAATGGGTGCAGGGTGTGTATACGGGGCGAAATGTTGAAGCCCGGATAACAGATGTTACTGACCTGTCAGACTGGCTGGAAGATTATGTCTTGCTAAGTATTGAGCTGCTTAATACAGGCGCATATGAGATTGTGAACTGGAAAGAACTTAGTGAGCGTGGCTTGGTATTCAGAATTAATCATGAAATTATGCATCAGCTCGGCCTTGCTGTTATGTATGAACCAGAGACGGGGATGTCTGGCGGGGCAATGGTTGCCACGGATGGAGCATGGAACTATTCAGATGAACAGATGGAGCGTGCACAGCAAAACGGGTGGCTTGGATAATGCACAGAATACCAGGCGAGATACCGCACCATAAAACTAAAAATATCAAGCTGATGGCTATTGTTCAGCGTTTACAGCGGATTATGGTCAACGAAAATCTGACGCCCGATGAGCTGGTCGGGTGTGCCGAAATAGTCCGGGATAATTACGGGCGGTTTAACCATATCGGTCAGTCCAGAGTTGCGCCACCACAACGCAGACGATAGAGAACGCCGCCAGTCGTGAAACTTGTTTTCAGGGCTGGCGGGGTTGAATAACGAGTGTCGCGAGGCGTTAGTTTGAGCTTACAATTAAACCTATTGAAAATTAATGAGAAGTCAATTTTATCTTTTTCTCGTTAAAGATGGCCACAACTACTAAAACGTGAGAATATCAAGACTTGGCAAAATCTAGCTTTTCCCAACGGGGTGTTTCGCTATAATACGCGGTCGGTTTTTAGGAGGGGTCAATGCCAACTGTAGTTTCACTTTTTTCTGGATGTGGTGGTTCTGATGCGGGAGTTTTGAACGCAGGTTTCAATGTGCTTATGGCAAATGATATTTTGCCTTACGCAAGGGACGTTTACTTAGAAAACCATCCTGAAACTGACTACATTTTGGGCGATATCTCAGGGCTCCAGTCGTTCCCTTCTGCTGAGTTGCTCATCGGATGCTATCCTTGCCAAGGATTTAGTCAAGGTGGGGCAAGGAAGGCAGATAGAAAGATTAATACACTATATTTAGAGTTTGCCCGTGCTTTGAGTAAAATTAAGCCAAAAGCATTCATTGTAGAGAATGTCTCTGGTATGGTAAGGCGTAACTTTGAGCATTTATTAAAGGATCAATTCAAAGTTTTCGAAGAAGCAGGTTATACAGTAAGCTCGCAAATTCTGAATGCGTCCCATTATGGGGTATCCCAAGATAGGAAGCGAATCTTTATCGTAGGAATACGAAAGGACTACGGTATTACATACAAATTTCCAAAACCAACACATGGTGATGGTTTGACACCATATTCCACAATTCGTGATGCTATTGGGCATATGCCTGTTTGGCCTGTTGGCGAGTTTTATGACGCCGATTTTCATTGGTATTATCTATCGCGAAACCGTAGGCAAGATTGGGATCAGATATCTAAAACAATTGTTGCAAATCCTAGACATATGCCTCTACATCCAATAAGTCCAACATTAGAAAAATTGGGACCTGATAAGTGGCAATTTACTTCGGATGCACCAGCTCGTAGGTTTAGCTATCGAGAGGCTGCTATTTTACAAGGTTTTGGGGATTTAATTTTCCCAGAAACTGAACGGGCTTCTATTAATATGAAATATACTGTGGTAGGTAATGCAGTACCGCCTCCATTGTTTGAGGCGGTTGCTAGAAACCTTCCAGATTTATGGGATTAAGCAGCGATCGCGCTGGAAGGATCAAGGATGATATCTAGATAGCTAATATTTTGACTGTGATCAATATTATCAGATGCTCTGGTTAAATTGATTAATCTTAGGCGATCAACAAAAATAGCATCGCCTAACTTATTTTTATGCGCCCACTCACCATCTATCCATCGTAGATCTTGAGGTAAGAAATAATAAGTTGCCCATCGGTGAGCTACGGGGAATTTACTGTAGAGCATCGCAGGTGAGGCCTCAAGCTGCTTCGCTTCCCACTCTTCTTGAGAACAGCCACACTGAACAAAAGAAATAGGGATGGCATCTCGTTGATCTCCCATTGGATGCCAGGCAATTATGTCAAGGCCTCCGTCACCACTATTTCCTCGACTGAAATCTCGTTCTTTGAAGTTCGCTGTGCAACGGATATCGGAAGCAATACTCTTAAATTTATTATATAGAGTTCCAGTGTAAGGGGCCGCTTGACCACCAGAAGCCCAGCATGCTTTTATTATGCTACCGCTAGGCATTAGGCTTTCAAAAATAGGTAAACTAATTAGTTCAAAACTGCGCGTTATCTCTCTTCTGCTCATTATGTTGACATATTTTATGTTAGCACAGATTAGTAAAGCTAAATATAGTCTTTCTAAATGTTCCAGTGGCTTTTCTGATATATCACGTAACTCTACAGTATCGTTGTCTTCTGATAAAGTAAAAGGGTAACTATCCCCAAATAAATCAATGCGTTGTCGTATGAAGCCTATCGCATAGCTCCACTTTCTGTCAGTATATGCTCGACTAACACTTCGTTTTGTTCTCTTGCGTACAGGCGCATCATTTTCATCATCAACATCATAAACGCCCTCTTCTTCTGCTTCATCTGTTTCAGCTAGTACTGCTTCGGGTTGAGCTTGCAGTGTGCTATATAGGTCTCCTCGACTGAATGACCTGTCGATATTAGTTAAGGCCAATATCTCAATATAATCAGCCCATAAATAAGGCTCATTAGAAGGCATTGAATCAAGATTTGTAATCATAATCTCAATCATCCTCCCTTTTGCTTCTGATCTGATTTCTAATATTTTTTGACATCTCAAAAATTTCAGATGCAGCCTCTTCATGCTCTAATGTTAATTCTTTAGCTTTAAGTAGCATATCCCAAACTACTCTTAATTTAACACTAGCTGCGTTTAGTGCTTTATCTAATGCTTCTCTTTCTCCGCTGGTATATAGATATGCTTCATCCAAGTTTGAACTTTTCATGAGAATTTCAATTGCTTCGGGTTTCTCAACCACTGCTGCAATATCTTTTATTCTTCGAGACTCACCGATGATGGTTCTACCTTGTTGGTCAGGCACAAAAAACCAAGAGAATAAACGCTTAAGGTTTTCTTCATTTAAATTTGGGTCTAAAAAATCCTTTTTATCCTGTAGACCTAACCAGTTTGTGATTTTTGAATATCCCAAAGCTGTGGTTATATATGAAAATTCCACGTCAGAAGCCTTCATGGGTAAATTAAAAAACTCATGGTCATGCGCGACTTCATATAAGTTCAGTGCAGTGAGAAGTGTTGCAACATAATGTGGTTTACTCCCAATCTCACGAGCCAGATTTTTTAATACTATCTCTTTAGGCTCATGTGAATAAAAAGTATCACATAACTCTTTAAGGTATTTGGCTTTAGATAATGAGTCCCATTCTTTGACCCCAGTTATATGACGATAACCGATATATCTCAGTACATCCTCTCGGTTTTCATAAATGATGCAGGGAAGCTTCTTAGGTTTATTGGTAGTATCATCAATGATTTCTTGCACACCTTTAAGTTTTCTTTTTGGAGGAAGCAGATCTCCATTGAGCAACTTTACAGCAGCTAAGCGTCTGTTTCCCTCAACCACGATGTAGTTTCCATTGCTTTTTACTGCCAATAAAGGTTCTCCAGGAAAGTAACCTTGCTGACCGATTGATAGCATTAGATCGTGGACACTTTCGTCATCTAACATTTCCTCAATGACTGTTGCAGCGTTACTGGCATCATTGAGACGAAAGAAACGTGGGTTTTTAGGGTCAAAATCAAGCTTATTTGTCTCAATTTCTACGATTTTGTTATCCATCTTAACCTCATGGGATGATGTAAATATCTTTTGGGGGATGCTTGATAAAACATCCATATTTGATCGTTTGCAGCGCATTTGATACATCGAAGTGTACAAAAATGCTGGGCATAACTCTGCATTAAAATGCATTCACATTCAAAGAACTATTTTCTCGTTGGACATTTAGCCTAAGAGAGTTAGGACGGCTTTTGGAATTGCATCAAAACCGACCCATGAAGCGGGCGGGCGAGGCGGGGAAAGCACTGCGCGCTGGCGGTGGTGCTGATTTTATTTTTTCAGCGTCTGAGCGCGTCGTGATGGCGTTTAGTCGGCCTGCCGGGGCGTTGGTGTGTCTGCGGGGTGTTTTGTACAGTGGCGAACGTGTGAGGGCGTGATGACGGGGTGTAAAAAAGCCGCCCGCAGGCGGCGATGTTCAGCCGTTGTCAGTGTCCAGTGAGTAGTTTTTAAATCGGATGACCTCCTGACCGAGCCAGCCGTTTATCTCGCGGATCCTGTCCTGTAACGGGATAAGCTCATTGCGGACAAAGACCTTTGCTACTTTCTCAATATCGCCCAGCGACCCGACGTTCTCCGGTTTGCCGCCCATCAACTGAAAGGGGATGCGGTGCGCGTCCAGCAGGTCTGCGGCACTGGCTTTTTTGATATTAAAAAAATCGTCCTTCGTCGCCACTTCACTGAGCGGGATAATTTTAATGCCGTCGGCTTTTCCCTGCGGGGCATAGAGAAACAGGTTTTTAAAGTTGTTGCGGCCTTTCGATTTCACCATGTTTTCGCGAAGCATTTCGATATCGTTGCGATCCTGCACGGCATCGGTGACGTACATGATGTATCCGGCATGTGCGCCGTTTTCGTAATACTTGCGGCGGAACAGCGTGGCCGACTCATTCAGCCAGGCAGAGTTAAGGGCGCTGAGATATTCCGGCAGGCCGTACAGCTCCTGATTGATATCCGGCTCCAGCAGGTGAAACACGGAGCCGGGCGCGAAGGCTGTCGGCTCGTTGAAGGACGGCACCCACCAGTAAACATCCTCCTCCACGCCACGGCGGGTATATTTTGCCGGTGAGGTTTCCAGTCTGATGACCTTACCGGTGGTGCTGTAACGCTTTTCCAGAAACGCATTACCGAACACCAGAAAATCCAGCACAAAGCGGCTGAAATCCTGCTGGGAAAGCCACGGATGCGGGATAAATGTCGAGGCCAGAATATTGCGTTTGACGTAAATCGGCGAGCTGTGATGCACGGCAGCACGCAGGCTTTTCGCCAGACCGGTAAAGCTGACCGGCGGCTCATACCATCTGCCGTTACTGATGCACTCGACGTAATCCAGAATGTCACGGCGGTCGAGTACCGGCACCGGCTCACCAAAGGTGAATGCCTCCATTTTCGGGGCGCTGGCGGTCATTGTTTTTGCCGCAGGTTGCGGTGTTTTCCCTTTTTTCTTGCTCATCAGTAAAACTCCAGAATGGTGGATGTCAGTGGGGTGCTGATACCGGCGGTGAGTGGCTCATTTAACAGGGCGTGCATGGTCGCCCAGGCGAGGTCGGCGTGGCTGGCTTCCTCGCTGCGGCTGGCCTCATAGGTGGCGCTGCGTCCGCTGCTGGTCATGGTCTTGCGGATAGCCATAAACGAGCTGGTGATGTCGGTGGCGCTGACGTCATATTCCAGACAGCCACGGCGGATAACGTCTTTTGCCTTGAGCACCATTGCGGTTTTCATTTCCGGTGTGTAGCGGATATCGCGCGCGGCGGGATAGAACGAGCGCACGAGCTGGAACACGCCGACACCGAGGCCGGTGGCATCAATACCGATGTATTCGACGTTGTATTTTTCGGTGAGTTTGCGGATGGATTCCGCCTGAGTGGCAAAGTCCATGCCTTTCCACTGGTGACGCTCAAGTATTCTGAATTTGCCACCGGCCACCACCGGCGGTGCCAGCACCACGCATCCGGCGCTGTCGCCACGGTGTGACGGGTCGTAACCAATCCATACCGGGCGGGAGCCGAACGGATTCGCGGCAAACGGCGCATAGTCTTCCCATTCTTCCAGCGTGTCGACCATGCAGCGTTGCAGCTCCTCGAACGGGAACACCGACGCCTTGTCGTCAACAAATTCACACATGAACAGGTTTTTAAAATCGTCGGCGCTGTTTTCGCGTTTAAGCTGCTCAATGTCGAACAATGTGCAGCCGCCTTTCAGGGCGTCCTCAATGGTGACAATCTGCCGCCACTGGCCGTCCGCACAGAGAAGCCCACCGGCAAGGGCGTTATGACTGACGTCGATTTCCACGCGTTCGGCGGCGCTGGCGCGTCCCCGGTTAAACAGTTCACCGGACCAGAACGGGTAGGCGTCGTGCGCCAGCGTGGACGGGGTGGAGAAATAGGTCGAGCGCAGGTGACTCTGTGAGGCCATACCTGATGCCACCTTACGGAGCACCTGAAAATTCGGGATCCAGAAAATCTCGTCGACGTACAGGTCGCCGTTATGGCTCTGCGCGGTGTTGGAGTTGGTGCCGAGAAAAATCAGTTTTGCGCCGTTATTGCCCAGGACAATTGGGTCACCGGTCAGGTCAACGTCAACCAGCCGGGCAAAGGCGATGATGTATTCGCGGAACACATACGCCTGCGTTTTACTGGCCGACAGAAAAATCTGGTTATGACCGGTTTTCAGGGCGCGCAGCAGCGCCTCGCGGGAAAAATAAAACGTCGCGCCAATCTGGCGGGATTTCAGGATATCGCGGATGCGGTGCTCAAGCCCGGCGCGATACCAGTGCAACTGATATTCGAAAGACTGCTCAAAGAAAATCTGCTCCAGCTTTTCGATGGCCTCGTCACTGAAAAAATTCTTTTTCGGTTTGCGCCGCCCGCCTTTGTTGCGGTTAGCGACGTTCGGATTAAGGTCTGCCTCGTTGCCGGTCTGGCTGTAGCGGTTGACCCGTGCCAGTCGTTCAATCTGGCGTCCGAGCAGGTCAATTTCCTTGAAGTCACCGCCGGTTTTCTGCGGTTTGATGATGAGCTGGGTCAGCCGCGCTTCCAGACTCATTTCGACACGGCTGATGGGGGCAACGCTGTCCCAGCCGTCGCGCTGTTTCCAGCTCTGCACCGTCGGGCGTTTCATCTGCAACATGGTGGCAATCTGCGGCACGGAAAATCCCTGCCAGTACAGCAGCGCCGCCTGACGACGCGGGTCGTGTAAAAGAGTGGTGTCTGTGGTGATGGTCATGAATACCTCGCCGTGATGAATACACGGCAAGGCTACTGAGTCGCGCCCCGCGATTCGCTAAGGTGCTGTTGTGTCAGTGATAAGCCATCCGGGACTGATGGCGGAGGATGCGCATCGTCGGGAAACTGATGCCGACATGTGACTCCTCTAATCACTATTCAGGACTCCTGACAATGGCAAAAAAAGTCTCAAAATTCTTTCGTATCGGCGTTGAGGGTGACACCTGTGACGGGCGTGTCATCAGTGCGCAGGATATTCAGGAAATGGCCGAAACCTTTGACCCGCGAGTCTATGGTTGCCGCATTAACCTGGAACATCTGCGCGGCATCCTGCCTGACGGTATTTTTAAGCGTTATGGCGATGTGGTCGAACTGAAGGCCGAAAAGATTGACGATGATTCGGCGCTGAAAGGCAAATGGGCGCTGTTTGCGAAAATCACCCCGACCGATGACCTTATCGCGATGAACAAGGCCGCGCAGAAGGTCTACACCTCAATGGAAATTCAGCCGAACTTTGCCAACACCGGCAAATGTTATCTGGTGGGGCTGGCCGTCACCGATGACCCGGCAAGCCTCGGCACGGAATACCTGGAATTCTGCCGCACGGCAAAACACAACCCCCTGAACCGCTTCAAATTAAGCCCTGAAAACCTGATTTCAGTGGCAACGCCTGTTGAGCTGGAATTTGAAGACCTGCCTGAAACCGTGTTCACCGCCCTGACCGAAAAGGTGAAATCCATTTTTGGCCGCAAACAGGCCAGCGATGACGCCCGTCTGAATGACGTGCATGAAGCGGTGACCGCTGTTGCTGAACATGTGCAGGAAAAACTGAGCGCCACTGAGCAGCGCCTCGCTGAGATGGAAACCGCCTTTTCCGCACTTAAGCAGGATGTGACTGACAGGGCGGATGAAACCAGCCAGGCATTCACCCGCCTGAAAAACAGCCTCGACCACACCGAAAGTCTGACCCAGCAGCGCCGCAGCAAGGCCACCGGCGGTGGCGGTGACGCCCTGATGACGAACTGCTGACCGGCGTCAGTCAGTCCGGGAAAACCTTCACGATTAACCCTTAATTTCAGGAAAAACTATGCGCCAGGAAACCCGCTTTAAATTTAATGCCTACCTGTCCCGTGTTGCCGAACTGAACGGCATCGACGCCGGTGATGTGTCGAAAAAATTCACCGTTGAACCGTCGGTCACCCAGACCCTGATGAACACCATGCAGGAGTCCTCTGATTTTCTGACCCGCATCAACATTGTGCCGGTCAGCGAAATGAAAGGGGAAAAAATTGGTATTGGTGTCACCGGCTCCATCGCCAGCACCACCGACACCGCCGGTGGCACCGAGCGTCAGCCGAAGGACTTCTCGAAGCTGGCGTCAAACAAGTACGAATGCGACCAGATTAACTTCGATTTTTATATCCGCTACAAAACGCTGGACCTGTGGGCGCGTTATCCGCGCCAGCCCGGAACAGGCATCAATGGAGTTTTACGGCGGAAAGTCACCGAAAATCGCCAGTGTGCATCAGTTCGGTCTGTCGGAAGAAAACCGGAAAGACGGTAAGAAAATTGATTATCCGGCGCGTCCTCTGCTCGGCTTTACCGGTGAGGATGTGCAGATGATTGAAGAGATTATCCTGGCTCACCTTGAGCGTTAGTTTTATCCAGGCAGAGGCTGATGCGCAATTAAACATTGAGCGGCCATGCTGGTCGCTCAATGTTTAGAGGTTTATGAGTGATTTTTATTTGATGCTTTGTATTCTACAACCTTCTTATTGGCGTAAAGGAATTTTGTATATGACAGGAATATAACCAGACCTGAAATGAAATAGATGAGGGATATTATTAATAATGCTTTTTTTTGGCTGTTATTATCTTTAATCTCCTGACTTAACCATTCCGAGTCCTCCTCGTTTAGCTGTAAGAGCTTATTGCAGGCGATCTCAGGAAGTGTGTCTTTTATAAATACGTTTCGTAGCCTCTTGCAATCGGCAAGGCTATAAGTTTTATTGAATTCAACTGTTTTATTGTTGAAGGATAAAAGAACTTTGTCACTATAAACATAGTACATCATCTTTTTATATGGTATGCCTATGGCATCTCTTACTATAGCGGATTGTTTGTTGTGTATATAACATGCGAAGAGAATATAAATAATGCTGGACAGAATTACAATTATTGTTTTAATTATGTGTGGTGGTTTTGTTATGTCACCCCAGAAGCGAGTAAGAAAAAAATACGATGTTTTTAGTTTTCCATCAATCAGCCCCTGCTGTATCATTCTCACATCTTCGATGCCTGATACATTGATTCCGTTAATTATTTTAAATAGTTGAATGTCGCGCCATTTTTTGTCGAGCATTTTTAACTTTCTGTCTGAATACTCAAAATTGAAATAATGTGCAATAAACCTCATAAGATTACTTTTACCAAAGGTAATAAATGTTAATGCTATTAATAAAAATAGATACAAAGAGATAAACCACCACGCATTAGTCACATTATCACTGAACATTACGCTCTCCTCGAATGTTGTATGGTCGTTCTACAAATGAATCCAGATAGCATAACTTTTATATATTGTGCAATCTCACACGCATGAACACTCTCGCAAATATTCAGGAACTCGCGCGCGCACTGCGCAACATGATTCGTACCGGCCTTGTCGTCGAAACCAACCTTAAAGCCGGTCGCTGCCGTGTGCAGACCGGTGGCATGTGCACCGACTGGCTTCAGTGGCTGACCCATCGCGCCGGACGTTCGCGCACATGGTGGGCACCTTCCGTGGGGGAACAGGTGCTGATTCTGGCTGTGGGCGGTGAACTCGACACGGCGTTCGTTCTGCCGGGGATTTATTCCGGCGATAACCCCGCGCCGTCTGCGTCGGCGGATGCCCTGCATATCCGTTTCCCTGACGGGGCGGTGATTGAGTATGAACCCGAAACCAGTGCACTCACGGCAAGCGGAATTAAAACGGCCAGCGTGACGGCTTCTGATTCTGTTACTGCCACGGTGCCGGTGGTCATGGTGAAAGCATCAACCCGCGTCACCCTGGACACACCGGAGGTGGTTTGCACCAACAGGCTGATTACCGGCACGCTGGAAGTGCAGAAGGGCGGGACGATGCGCGGCAACATTGAACACACCGGCGGTGAACTCTCATCAAACGGTAAGGTACTGCATACCCATAAACACCCCGGCGACAGCGGCGGCACAACCGGGAGCCCTCTATGACAGCGCGTTATCTCGGAATGAATCGCAGTGATGGCCTGACGGTCACTGACCTTGAGCATATCAGCCAGAGTATCGGCGATATCCTGCGCACACCGGTCGGCTCACGGGTGATGCGTCGTGATTACGGCTCGTTGCTGGCGTCAATGATTGACCAGCCGCAGACCCCGGCGCTTGAGTTGCAGATTAAGGTCGCCTGTTACATGGCGGTGCTGAAATGGGAACCCCGCGTCACGCTGTCATCTGTCACCACGGCGCGCAGTTTTGACGGGCGAATGACGGTCACGTTAACCGGCCAGCACAACGACACCGGCCAGCCACTTTCGTTAACCATCCCTGTGAGTTGAAACCATGCCGATTATCGACCTGAACCAGCTACCCGCACCGGATGTGGTCGAGGAGCTGGATTTTGAAACCATTCTTGCCGAACGCAAGGCGACACTGATTTCCCTTTACCCGGAAGACCAGCAGGAGGCGGTCGCCCGTAACATCGATGGAGATCGGTTCGTGTCACTTTCACAGAACCGTTTTTAAATTAC